GGTGTATCCCTGGCAGACGCCAATGGCAAGGCCAAGCCGCTAGAACAAATCCTCCTCGATATCAGCGATGCCGTGAAGACCAAGATCCCGAAAGGTGATCAGTACAACTTCATGAAGTTGCTGGGCATCGATGATGGCACGGCAAATCTGCTGCTCAAGAATCGCGGTGAAATTGAGCGCCTACTGACTGCGCAGAAGGCTTATTCGGATGCTGATGCAAAGGCTGCTCGCGAAGCCCAGGAGAAATGGGAGCGAGTCAAGCTCAACATTGAGCGGACCACCCAGGAGCTAGTCATCAAGGCGCTGCCTGCGCTTGAGCAGATGGCGCGGATCTTTGAGCGGCTGGCTGCCGAGGCTGTCCCTGTGCTCGTTATGCTGGCGAACGAGTTCGTAGAGCTGGACAAGGCCACGGATGGGTGGTCAACGACATTGTTAGCCTGCCTGGCAACGCTGCGACTGCTCGGCGGTGCCGGCGTTATCTCTGGCATCACAAAGCTGGCTGGCGCGCTCGGAGGAGCCGCTGCGGCTGCATTGCTTCTTCGTGGCGACGAATCCGAATCATCTAAGCAAGCCAAGGCTCAGCAGGCGCAAGCGCAAAGCGGCAACCGTGACGCCGCTGTCGCCCTGGCTCGCACTCAGCTTGGCAATCAGTGGTGGCGTAAATGGATCGGCGGGCCAGTCACCGAACAGGAAGTGCAGGAACGTGCAGATCAGATCCAGGCGAGCGGCCAGATGCCCGAGCGCCGACTATCCCGCGCAGAACGCAACAATAACCCAGGCAATCTGGAGTTCCGTGGCCAGCGCGGAGCAACCCGAGAGGATGGCGAAGGGCGCTTCGCTAAATTCGGCAGCACCGAGGAAGGCGTTGCCGCCCTCGCTCGCCAGCTCCAGCTTTACGGCTCTCGCGGAATCGATACCATTGAGGAGATCATCGGCAAGTATGCGCCAGCCAGCGAAAACAACACCTCAGCTTATATCAACGCAATGGTCAATCGGCTCAAGGTTTCGGCCAATCAGCAGCTTGATCTGAATGACCCGCAGGTACTCTCAGGGTTGATCCAGGGCATTAGTCGCCATGAGGCTGGCCGCTCGTTCCTATCTGACCAGCAAGTCATGACCGGCCTAACCATGGCCGGCGTACCTGGCGCAGCGCAGCAAGGTAGCAGCGTCACCATTGGCGAGGTGAAAGTGTATACTCAGGCGACAGACGCCAATGGCATAGCTCGCGATATTCGCGGCGCGATGGTCCGCCAGGCCGACACCGGAGTTCAATGATGTTTGGAGCGCCAAATCTCCTAAATGGCATCGTCAAGCGCACAGCTATTACGTTGCTCGGCAATATTATTTCCGATCTGTGGGATCTCCTATTTCCTGGCGCAATTTGGGGCGTATTTGAAAGCGGGACCACTAACAGGGCCATCGAGTTGAGCAGCGTGGTCGAGGTCGATATTTCTGCCGACTCCCGCGTATCTGATTACCCGATCCAGACCGGCAGCTTCGTCAGCTACAACAAGGTGGCGAATCCAAATTTCATCACACTGCGCGTGACGAAGGATGGCAGCGAAACTAGTCGCCTTGAGCTTCTGCAGTGGCTTGAGGCGAACAAGGCTGATACCACTCTATTTGATATCCTTACGCCTGAATCGCGCTATTCAAGCATGACGCTTGTAAGTTATCGGCTATCGCGCTCAGCGCGCTCCGGTGCCGCAATGATCACTGTCGACACCCTGTGGCAGGAGGTCAGGCAGATCGCGGCGCAATACAGTACGACTCGCATTGAGGACGATCAGGACCAGCCAACAACGCCAACCGCTCGCGTAAACCCGATCAGCTCGGCGCCCAACTCGGCAGGAGGCCCGGTGTCATGGCAATAGCCACCATTCCATTGAAGGCAGTTCCTTCGCAGTCGATCAACGTCATTCTTGCCGGACAGCCGTGCATAATTGATATCAGGCTGATCGGGAATCGCCAATATTTGAGCCTGAGCGTCAACGGTGACGTAATCTGCCAGAATGTTCTGATAGTGAACCGCTCAGCTATCATCCGCGCTGGGTACGCTGGATTCATTGGCGACCTGGCCGCAATCGACACTCAGGGCGACGAAGCCCCACAATTCACTGGCTGGGGTACTCGATGGCTTCTAGCTTTCAACGACGCCGCCTAAGGGTCACTTTCCAGTTGGCTTCTGGCACCTTCATTCAGGAAGGCAATCCCGATACCGTGCAGCTGGAGGATTATCGCACTAGCGTGGAGATTGATGCGCCTGGCGGCTATGAGTTTGCCGTTTGCAGGCTGCGCATCTATGGCGTTGAGCAGCTGACAATGGACCGGCTGACCGTGATCAACTATCAGAACCTGGACTTCTACCGCAACGTTATGCTGGTGGAGGCGACTGATGGTGACGGGCAGTTCACAGTCATTTTTCATGGCGAGATATACACAGCTCAGCCGGATTACACCGGAGTACCTGATGTCGCCTTTGTTGCCGAAGCACGCTCAGGCCTGATCGGCTCGCTATCTGTGGCTTCTCCAAATGCATTCCCTGGCGCGCAGAAAGTCAGCGCAATCATGTCCAGGCTAGCGCGAGAGCTTGGCGTTGCGCTTGAGAACAATGGAGTTGAAAGCACCGTAACCGATATGTACTTGGCTGGAAGCCCGCTAAGTAAGGTGCAGGAGCTGGCCGAAGCTGCGCGGATCCAATATTGGTATCAGCCAGAACAGGGCGTTCTTGCGATTGCCCCAATGGGCGTGCCGAGGCGCGGGAATAGGATCAATTTCAATTTCAACACCGGCCTTGTCGGCTGGCCAATCAAAACTCATGTCGGGGTAGCTTTTACTGCGCTGTTCAATCCCGCCGCATTCCATGGTTGTCCAATCCTGATGGAATCCGACATATCCGCCTGTAACGGCGAATGGTACATTATCAGTATGTCGCATCGACTTGATGCGATGCTCCCTGGCGGCGCATGGTTCACACACTTCATCGCCACCCCTGAGAACGTAACCATTCGGGCGAGATAATGGCAACTGACAATTCACCCTACTTCGGTCAGACGGACCTTACATCCGCACAGGGTGACTGGAACCAGATGAGGTTCCTGATTCGCCAGCAGATGGCGAAGCTGAACACAAGCATGCCTGTGCGCGTGATCTCGGTTCAGGCGACAGGCCTTGACCCGGTTGGCTTCGTCACTGTGCGCATATTGGTTGATCAGGTGTCTGGTAATGACAAAGCCATTCCTCACTCGGACATCCCGAATGTGCCCTACTTCCGCCTTCAGGGCGGCGCCAATGCGGTAGTCATCGATCCTGAGGTTGGCGACATCGGTATGGCCAGCTTCTGCAGTCGGGATATCAGCGCGGTAAAGAACGCCAGGCAATCAGCCCCGCCCGGCAGCCGAAGACAGTATAGCTTTTCGGACTGCATGTATTTCGGTGGCTTCCTGAATGGCGCGCCAACCCAGTACATCCAGTTCACAGAGGGCGGGATTCTGCTGCATAGCCCAACCTCAATCAAGAATGACGCGCCAGTGGTGCAACTCGGCAACATTGAAGGCGCTCTGCGAAAGTTGGTTGATGAACGGCTGATCCCGCTATACAACTCGCATCAGCATGGATCAGGTCCAGTACCTAATGTGCAGCTCACGCCGGAAACAGTTCTTACCGTCGCTACGGAGGCAAACTAATGTCGACGCTATACCTTGACCCAGACAGCTGGGATTTGGCTCTCGACGCCAGCCGTAGCATAGCCATAGCGACAGCTCCTTATGAGCGCGCTCAATCCGTGGCGAATGCCTGCCGGCTATGGAAGGGGGAGGCGCCTTTCAACACTGACAGAGGCATACCATACGAGACTGACGTTCTTGGCCAGCAGCCGCCACCGCGAGTCCTGTACGGGTTATTTGAGACCGAGGCAAAAACAGTGCCAGGTATCGCTTCTGCGACTGCGGTACTACAATACGCAAATCGTGGCCTTAGCGGCCAAATCCAATGCACGCTTGACGACGGAACCGTGATCAATGTCTAACGTACCGCCACTGGAGATTTTGCCAACCGGAGTTGTTGTTCCGGAATCCGTAGATATCCGCCAAGGCATTCTTGAGGATATGAACGAGGCGTTTGGCGGAGATCTGGACATTGTTACGCCATCGACGCCACAAGCCTATTTGGCCGATAAGCTCACGGACAATATCCGCGATTCCAATGCTGCAATTGCCTACATGATCTCGCAAGTAGATCCGGCGACATCAGAGGGGCGCATGCAGGATGGGGTCGGTAGGATTTATTTCCTTGACCGCAAAGGCGCCACGTCCAGTGTCGTGACCGCGCTAATGACTGGGCAGCCCAATACCACGGTTCCAGCAGGATCACTGGCAGAAGACGATGACGGCAACCTTTGGAGTTCGACCGGAGATGTTACCTTTCCGATTGGCGGGACGGCTAATGGCCAATTTGCCTGCGTAACCACCGGGCCTATTCAGCTGGGCATTGGCACGCTAACCAGAATCGCGCAGCTTGTCCCTGGCTGGGATGCGATAACCAATCTCTCGCCAGCCATTGTTGGGTCAAACGTAGAGAGCAGGGCTGACTATGAGCTGCGCCGTCAGCTAAGCGTCGCAAGGGGCGCCCATGGCACTCCAGCAGCAATACGCGCCGCAGTCTTCTCCGTGGACGGAGTGATTGATTGCTTCGTTTATGACAACTACACCAATAGCCAGATTCTGTATGGAGCAACAAATTATCCGATTCCAGCGCACAGCATCTATATCGGCGTAGTTGGCGGCCTGGATGACGATATTGCTGCGGCTATCCAGTCCAGGAAGGATGCCGGATGCGGCATGACCGGCAATACCTCGGTAAACGTGCCAGATACTGATTATTCCTACCCGCAGCCAGTTTACGTCTACCAGTTCAACCGGCCTGACAGTCTACCAGTCAAATTCCTTATCACTATCGCAAATACGCCCGGCCTGCCATCCAACATTGAGGATCTGGCAAAGCAAGAAGTTATCGCCACCCTGGCCGGCACAAATGGCGCCCAGCGCGCCCGCATGGGTGGCCAGATTTTTGCATCGAGCTATTACGGCCCGATCTCATCCATATCCACAGCCGTATCCATTATTGGCATCAAGGTCGGTACGGTGACCGCAAACCTTGACTCCCTCAATGTAGGGATTGATCAAGAGCCGACCGTCACGGAGTCCGATATCACCGTGGTGATCGTATGAGGCAGTATGCTGCATCACCCGTAATACAGACCTTGGTCGCTGACCGATCTAGCTATTTTGCGACCGGCTGGGAAGATCAGTTTTACACAAATGTCTGGAACGTGGACACGGCCAATGGGTTCGGCCTGGATATATGGGGGCGCATAGTTGTTATCGGACGCAATGTCATCACTGAGTTTACCGATACAACCTTCGGCTATTACGAGGCATGGTCAGGATCATCCGGGGTCATCCCGCCACCTGGGCCGGTGATCGTTAATCCAATAGCATTTGTTGTCGGCGTGCCGCCAGCGTCAGCCACTGACGACCGAATCACTCCGTTTGATGATGCCCCGTTTTACGAAGGGATTCAGGCTACAGAAACTATTACCCTGAGCGATGACGCCTACCGAAAGCTCATACTCGCAAAAGCCCTTTCGAACATATCCGACTGCACAATGCCTAGCCTAAACAAGGCATTAAGATTCCTTTTTGATGGCAGCGACTCGCGCAGATGCTACGCGACAACCAGTAATCTGATGGACCTAAGCTTTGTATTTGAGTTTCAGCTGACACCCGTCGAGAAGACGCTTGCGGTATACTCAGGTGTAATTCCCAGGCCTGCCGGTGTAAAATTGACCATTGTCCAAGTTGATGTCGGTGGCACATTCGGCTTTGCCGAAGCTGAGACATGGCAACCATTCGATCATGGCGTCTTCTTTGGAGACGATGGAGTGATAAATGCAGTCTAGCAATTCTCCTAGCAAGATATCCGTACCGTTTGCAGACTCTGGGCAAAAGGCAACGATACCCGTAGATTCGCAGATCGGGATTGAGGATGCTAGGGCATCTTATGAGGACGGATTCCCGCCGCTGACCAGAACGCCGCTTGCAGCTGGCGGTAAGCCTCCATTCGGCACGGACATGAACGGCATACTCTATGCCATCACCATAATCCAGCAATGGCAGTCGGCTGGAGGTATGTTCAAGTACGATTCGGCATTTTCCGCTGCAATCGGTGGGTATCCAAAGGGTGCGCTACTTTTAAAGGCGGATTCCAGCGGTTACTGGCAAAACACGGTAGAGAACAACACAACAAATCCTGATGTGTCCGGCGTGGGGTGGATTGATTTTGCCACATCTGCGCTAGTGTCGCTGACCGGTGCAGTTCAAGGCTTTGCCATGAACTCAGTCCCGGCTGGCTGGTTGAAGTGCAATGGCTCAGCCGTCAGTCGGACCACGTACAGTGCGCTCTTTGCGGCAATCGGCGTCACCTATGGTGCTGGTGATGGCTCAACCACGTTCAACCTACCTGATATGCGAGGAGAATTCGCCAGGGGCCTTGATGATGGTCGAGGCATTGATTCTGGCCGAGTAATTGGCTCGTCTCAAATTGGCTCGCTGATCTCTTACGATCCAACCGTGGCTGCCCCGGCCTTGTCAGGAGTTCATCCGACAAGCTCCGACGCAACAATCCGTGTTGATCTCGGGCTTGATATCCCGCAGGCAGGGTCATACCCAAACGCAGATGTGGTAACAGGAACATCGTCGGCCACATTTACCGTGGCTCAGGCGGCTGGCGTGGCCAGACCAAGGAACGTTGCACTACTCTATTGCATCAAGGCCTGATCTGGAGATAAGCAGGTGGAGCTAAAGAACTTTTATGCCCAGGACGCCAACGGGAACATAATCCCCGGAGCAACGTGCACTCTGTATCTAGCTGGGACCACAACGCTTGCAACAGGCCTTGAGGGTCCAAGCGGATCGCCTCTTGGCAACCCATTTACCGCCGATATAAACGGTCTTGTGGCGGTAGCAGCACCTCAAGGGGTTTATGATCTTGTCATTGATAGCGGCCTGAGGACTGGCAGGATTGAAATTCAGTTCATAGACGTTGAGCAGGTAGCAGCCGATGCCTTGTCGGCTTCCGCCTCGGCGGCGTCCGCACAATCTGACGCTATATCGGCGGAAAACTCTGCAATAGCTGCAGCTGCATCGGCAGCAGATTCAGCTGCGGCTGTTTCTGATTTTGCAGCTGACCTTGCGGATACTCCAGGTTCCGGTCTTGTTGGATACAGCATTGATTATGCTTATCCTGCAGGCTATGTAGGGAAGGCATTGGCTGCGCTGGATATCGGGGTTCCTGGCGCTATCGGAAACGGAGTTGCTGACGACACTGCTGCCCTGCAGGCGCGGGTTTCATCCTCTAGTGTGGTAGTCCTTTCCCCTGGCAAGACCTACAAAATCACTGGGAAAATACTTGCTGATCACCCGGTAATCATTGATCTCAATGGGTCAACCGTTCAGGGCGTATTCACGACTCAGGTTCCTGCCTTTGATGTGCAGTCGAACCATGTGAGGATTTGCAAGGGATCCATCATCGTTAACGGTACGCTGATGGGCGGCTATGGCGGTTCGCTTAACTGTGTTTTTGCCGGAAACCAAACCACTGGCGCCGGATGGTACAACCTTAGATTCCACGATCTAACCGTATCCACAAACCGAAATGATGCCGGAGCAACGATTGGCATCATAGGCGAGTGTTACAACGTGGTAATTGAGAACATCAAGGTTCCCGATAATTCGCAATGTCGCAACATTATTGGGGTTGAATGGGGTGGAGTCCCGACGCCTGGCGGCACAGGCCACCCGCATGACATAACAATCAGGAACGTTGAGTGCGGGAAACTGACATTCCCGGCTGTAAGTCCAGCAGGATTCGGGTATGTTGTTTGGCTGTCAGGCTCCTTCAATGTCACTGTTGAGAACATTTCCGCAGAAGAATGTTTCGGGCTTGTCGGCGTAATGGCTGGCGATAGGAGCAAGGAGTTTGCTCCCGACAGATACAAGAACATGGTTGGGACTGGATTTTCCCTTAAAAATGCCTCCACTCCAGCCTGCTTCGGGTATGGACTTCGCTGTATTGGTAAAGGCCAAAGCTCAACAGTTCTTTCTGACTGCAACCTGAAGGCGAGCGGCATAAACATCACCAGAAAGGCCGGATATACGGACTCAGCCGTTTATGGCGCAGAAATAGAATATTGCACCGGTTTCGAGATGACCGGGTTCAAGATTGATGGTTGCGATTCCAACTTCGTTACCGGGCCATTCGCCACCAGGCCTGTCCTTAAGGATGGGGAAATCGTAAACGGCAAGCTTTATGGCGCCCAGCTTGGGAGTAGCGGTGGACTGTGCATTGAGCCGGTTCTGAATAACGTGAAGTTCAAGAATAACAACGCGAACGCATCGACCGGTGTTGGATCGGCAGCCGTATCCCTTACCACGGTTCGAAACCCCAAGGTTCTTAATTGCACGTTTGGCGACCTGTCAGAGTCGGAGAATCAGAGATTTAGCATCAGCGTAGGATCGGCAACTGTCAGGCCAGTGCTGGAGAATAACCACACTAATGCCCTTGCTGCTGGCGGGACCGCTTATGTAAATGATATAAGCACTAACACAACCCTGCTTACGACTGGAGGCAACAATACTTCAGAGTCAGGTATAACAAACTGGGGTGGCGCACCAATATTCAGGATCAATCGCCAGGGTAAGCGAGAATTCCTGCTTCCATCTAATGCCGCGCCAACCACTGGTGATTGGGTGGTGGAAGATACTGGATGGTATCCTAGTCCAGCATCAGGTGGATTTATGGGGGTTGTATGCGTAACAGCTGGGACTCCAGGAACTTGGCGTACATTTGGCGCCATATCGGCATCGTAAAGGGATTAAAATCATGAAGGCTACCAGCCGTGGAAATGCAACTTCGCCAGATGCGCCAGGCAAGGAGGTATACGGTGATAGCAGGGTCAAGCAGCCAGCAAAAGATGCTTCTTGGCCTTCTGGCCGCATGGGGCAGCAACCGCCTACTCAACGTCCTCGCGGCGGATGAATGGGTGTGGATGGCTCATGATATTTCGATGAGCCTGAGTTTTGCCTTGGCTGCGCTGATAGTGGCGCAGCTAACCCCCTACAAAAATCTCCGACAAAAATGCATAGCAGCACTCATAGCAGGGGGTGCGATAGTTGATATCGCATTTTCTATGATAAGGCCTGATGGGTATTTGGCTTGGATCTTTGCGCAGGCCGCTGGTGGTGCGTCATTGTCTGCGTTCTACTGGCTGCGTTCGCATGCCCATAGCCATGACTTCGCGGCTGAGGATGACCGCATTTACTGCATAAGGCGAATACCGGCAAGGCTGCAGGATCTTGCCATCTCTATGCTTGGAATATATGGCCCTGATGGCGGCTATGCCCTGTATGCTGGTGGGTTCATGTACAAGTACTCCAGCGGTCGCCTGGTGCGCAGAAAGGTATCCTCAGTACCATCAATTGGCTACCATGTATGCCGTGGCTCCAAGATCGATGAAGCCGTGATGAGCGAGCTAAATTCGCTTGTTGGTTCAGAGTGGTCTTGGCGGAAAAACTGCCTGACGGTATTAGCGCCCATATGGAGGCGGCATAGTGGATGATCCAAAAACTTTTTCATCGATCATCAGGGGAGAATGGCTAGCGCTAGCATTCATGGGCGCCCTTGTGGCCTTGTCTTTTTGGCCTGAGCAGACTAGACGCAGAGCTGCCGCAAGTGTTGCGGCTGGTACTGTGATTAGCGCCTCAACAGCCCCAGCGGCCTATTATCTTATCCTGTGGTACTGGCCGACCTTCCCATCTGAAGGGCCTATAGCCTGGGCAATTCCAGCCGCCCTATTCTTCTGGTGCGGCGTACTCGGCATGAAACTCCCCCCTCTCATGCTGTCTCTTGTTGAAAGGTTCGCCAAAAAACCGGAGGCCAATCAATGATCCGCATCCACGATCCTCTCATTTCTTTTCTGTTGCTTGTCGTTTTTCTATGCTCATCCTACTGCGTCATGGTCTGCGTGTGCGTTGCTGGGCGCATGACCAAGGAAACGCGCTCGCTCATTCGATGGCCGGTTATGGCGCTCGGAGCAACGGCATTTTTTGCGCTCCTGAGAACGATTGAAGGGCAATGGTATCCAGGCCCTGATGCTATGGCGCATGGTTTGATCGTTGTGGTTGGCGCCCTTGCGCTAGCCTTTTCCCCAAGGATCCCCACGTAAGGATTCATCATGATCAACATATTCCCACTGCTGCTGAATAGCGATCCGCAGATCCTGCCAATCACTGGCGGAGCATCCGGATCTCTGGTTATCCGGCTGCAGTTCGAGACGCTGCCATCTGCCGGATTCATTTCGATTGAGGCGCGCAGGCCTGGCTCTGACTCTTGGTTCTCCATTCACAACAATGTCGCCATCCCGGTGACCAGTATCCCGCCGCAATTTCTTCTGGATGGTGGCACTTCGGCGCTGCGCGTGACCTTGGTTGGGCTTAGTGGTGGTGCTTCACCGTCGATCTCCGTAACTGGCAATGATACAGCCACTCCGCCAAGCGAGCTGCTTACTGATGGCGGCTACGGGGCAAGTCGGCGCCTGCGCGTTGACCCTGGACAAACTGGATTCTTTGCAGGGCGATTCTTCCGATCCTACATTGAAGCATTGGTCCCTGTGGCTGGCCCCTCGGTTCAATTTCGCTTTACGTCGCCAGTCGATTTTATTCTTTGGCTTCAGTCGCTGGAGCTGACGCAGGGAGCGACAGAGCTTCGCGTTTATACCGGGGCAACCCCAAGCGGCACTTGGGGCCAACGCCCAGTAATTGGGGTCAACCGAATGGCGCAAAGACCTCAGCCGTATTACTCGGCGCAATGCACCTTAGAAATTGGCGCCGGAGTGCCCGGAGGATTTACCGGCAGCTTTACTGGCGGCGCAGAAGTAGATGTTCTTAAGGTGCGCACTTCTGCAGCCAACAACACCGCGCAAAACGTCGGGGATAGCTGGACAGAGCGCGGCCTCCCTGCGGGCACCTATTACGGGCGCCTCCAGACCCTCGCCGGAGGCCTTAACGTGAATGATCCGGCGCAGTTGATCTATGCGCTGACCTGGGAGGAGAGACCATGAAAACCTCCGCGAATGGTATCGCTGTTATGCATTACTTCGAGTCATGCAAGCTGGAAGCATACCCAGATCCAGCTACTGGCGGCGCCCCATGGACTATCGGCTGGGGCCATACAGGCCCGGAGGTAAAGCCGGGCCTGAAATGGACGCAGGACAAGGCCGATGCGGTATTTCTTGAAGACCTCAAGCGCTTTGAATCAGCCGTCGGTCCCGGACTGCTTGAGCGAAAGCCAACGCAGAGCCAATTCGATGCGCTGGTTTGCTTCGTTTATAACCTCGGCGTCGCCAATCTCAAGTCATCCACTCTTCTTGCGTTATTCAATGCAGGCA